AAGACGTAGTATACTCGGATTTGAAAGCTGTGCTGGCGCCGATTGTGGAACACATGAAGCAATCGAAGGTAGAAGCACACTTCAATGCCATCCGACAGGAACACGCTGACATCGACGATGTCAAAGAGGACCTGAACAGATGGGTTGATGAGCAGCCGGAGTTCGTACGCCCAGCGTTCGAACAGGTGCTGAAGACAGGGTCTGCTAAGCAGGTGGTTGAACTACTCAACGCCTACAAGCAGGCAACGGGAAAGACGGGTGCAGCGCCAGAAGTACCAGCCTCGTCAGCGAGTAACGGAGCAGGCAAGAAGCCGCAGCGCACACCACCCTCAGCAGGGGCCAAGCGCGCACTGGCAGCCACTCCAAGCACCAAGCGGAAAGACCCGCCGAGACAAGCGGACCCAGATGACTTCTCGTCTGCGTTCGACGAAGCGGCACAATCCGTAGGTGGCATCTAACACTTACTGACGACAAGGAATACCATCATGGCTTTAACTGTATACGGTGACATTACCCCACGCCAAGCGGCGTTCTCTGTGGCTAACCTGCTTACGCGGGCCATGCCTTACATGATGCTTGAGAAGTTCGGTCAGGCATACCCTATCCCCCGCAACAACACGAAGATTGCGAAGTTCCGTCGCTACTTCATGGTGGGCGCTACGGGCTCCAACTCCGGCGCCGGCGGCGATTTCAACGTGCCATTGGCCTTGACCCCGCTGACTGAGGGCGTTACGCCTGCTGGCTCCAAGCTCGACAGCAAAGATTACACCGTCGAGATGGAACAGTACGGTGACTTCCTTGAGTTCTCCGACGTGATCCAAGATACCCACGAGGACATGCCTGCATTGCTTCGTGAAATGACGGACATCCTCGGCGAGCAAGCGGCTCACACCCTTGAGACGTTGCGTTTCAACGTGCTGAAGGCCGGCACCAACGTGTTCTACGCCAACGGCTCAGTGCGTACCGCGGTAAATACTCCGATCACTCTGAGTATGCAGCGTCGTATCACCCGCTCCTTGAAGCGTCAGAACGCCAAGCCGATCACCAGCATCGTCAAGTCCACCGTGAACTACAACACTCAGCCGATCGAGTCTGCGTTCATTGCCTTGACCCACCCGGACATCGAAAACGACATCCGTGATCTGGCTGGTTTCATTTCCGTCAAGCAGTACGGCGGAAGTGTAACCGCGATGGAAGGCGAGATCGGGTCCGTGGAAGACGTGCGGTACATCCGTTCCACCGTGTTCGAGGCCTTCGAAGACGCGGGCGGGCTGGATGGCGACGTTGTGCTGTCCACCACAGGCACCAACGCCGACGTTTACCCCATCCTGTTCTTGGCCCGCGACGCCTACGGCATCGTGCCGCTGCGTGGCCGCGACTCGGTTCAGGTTATGGTGGTTAACCCTCAGCCTACCAACGTCGACCCGCTGGCTCAGCGCGGTACCGCTGGTTGGAAGACGTGGAACGCGACTGTGATCCTGCAGGATGCCTTCCTTGTTCGTGCCGAAGTGGCCGCGAGCGTCTAAACAGGAGGCCCCCGGTAACACGGGGGCTAACGTTTATGGACCTAGAAGTGGCGAGGCCCAGCATGGACAATAGCCTGAGAATCGAGGTGGCGGAGAATGGCGTCATACTTTCGTATGATGACCCGAAGATTGTCGCCAAGAACCGCGAGGAAGAGAAGTACGAAAACCCCGAAGTTCGGATGGTTTTCAAAGACGCGAAAGAGGCTATGCCGGAAGCACAGCGTATCCTCAGAACCCTAATGGGCACAGAGGACTCGGGTGACGAGTTCGGTGCCGCATTCGATGAGGCAATGAAAGATGAGTGATGACAACGATATTGAAAACGTATTCGGCGGCGAAGTCGAGAAGTCAGCCCCGGCCCCGGCCAGCGCTAGCTTGAAGAAGCCGAGCCACAAGAAGGCAACTCCTGCAGCTAGTGGCCCTGCGAAGGTAGAGTACGTCCGCATTAAGCTGGCGCATAGCCGAGACATCCCACCGTCCGGCCTGTACCTTGGCCACAACGGCAAGGGTTACCTGCTGAAGCCCGGCATTGAGGCCAACGTCCCCGAGTTTCTGCTCGACGTTCTGGACAATGCGGTAATGAAGAAGCCGGTAACCGGCGCCAACGGCCAAGTAGAGAGCTGGGAAGATCAACCGCGGTTCATGTATAGTATCATTCGGAAGAAGTAATCGTGGAGAACGCTGGTGATTCTACAAGAGATGCTCGGAGAACTGCGGGGCCCGCTGCTTAGAGACGTAAGCGGGGCCTTGAGCACTGATGAAGAGGACCTGTTGTGGTCCGACGAAGTTCTTGTTCGTTACATCAACGATGGTTACCAGCGTTTCTGCGAGCGTTCGATGATTCTGGAGGATGCAACCTCCCCCGAGGCCACCCAGATAGTCCTGCAAGAGGGGGTGCTGTCTTACCCCCTGCACAAGTCCGTCATTAGCGTGGCTTCCGCTGTGCTCGATGGCAAGGCCCTACGCAAAGCGTCGACTAACCAGTCACAGGGACACCTGCCAGAAGTCATCGGATTCGGCCCCGGCCTTGTGTCTAGCTACCGCGGCGTGACGGCGTACCTACCTGACTACAACGTCGGGACGTTCCACGTTCTTGGTACGCCCACGGAAGACGACACCGGCAAGATTATAAACCTGCGGGTTGTACGCCTGCCGCTCGTCCCGCTTACGCTGGGCGATGTAACCGCTTCCCCTGAAATCCCTGAACAGTACCACCTCGACATCCTTGAGTGGGCGGCTTTCCGCGCGCTCAGAAACCACGACAACGACGGCGAGAACATGGCCAAGGCCAGCGCACATAGCACGCGGTTCGAGCGCGCTGTCGACGAAGCAAAACGCACCCATGGGAACCGCACCTTTGTCGGGTTTTCGTTCGCCCCTAGCTGGAGGTGGTAATGGCTACTGCTCAAGAAGACTTACAAGCAATGATCGCCAACATGCGCACTCCCGGCGTAGGCGCCGCCAAAAAGCAAGCGCCTGCTGCGCCTGCCCCGGCGGGTTCGCAGCGGTCAGCAGTTTCTATGACAGGTAGCGCCGGCCTCCGCCAGCCCGGCCTGACCGCTGGCCAATCGTCTGTACCTACGGCTAACCCTGCCGGGCGGCTGGCCACGGCTAACCGGCTACTGGACAACCCTGTGCAGTCTTCTCGTACTGGCACCGAGGCTAACCTCAACCCCCAAGTGGGTGAGGCGCTTCGTCGTAGCTTGATTGAACAGCAGCGCCTGAGCGGCCCGACCTATGGCAGCATGGGCGCTTTCGAACGCCGTGATCGCCGTGACGCTAGGACAGCCAACCAAGAAAGCGTGAACAGCGGACTGGCGGCTCTTCAGGGCATCCGCGAAGGCTCGATCGCTGAGCGGGGCCAGAACATGGCGGCTACGACTACCCTCGAAGACCGCCAGATGCAGGAGGCTGGCGCGTTTGACCGCACCCTGCTCGGTCTCGACCAGACTATGTTGGAGGGTCAGTTCGGTTTGACAGACAGGGCTGCTGCAAACGAAGGGCTTAGGGACCCCATGAAAATGTACGCGCTTGAGCAGTTGCGCGGCCTGACAGGCCCAGACGCTACGGCGGCGGACAATAGGCAGGGACTTAACGCCGCGCTTGGACTCTCTGAGTTCGCTGGACCCGGCGGAGGCCCGGCGCTCTCTTTCGACGCAACCGGTTTAAGTGGAGATTTTACGCCGGATCAGCTTAACGACCCGGCATCGCTGGCCATAATCGCATCTGGCCTGCCCCCCGAGCAAGGGGCGAAGCTGCTGGGGGACCGCGGTTACGTCGCCGACCCAGATAGCGCGCTTGGCATTAGGCCGCTGAAAGAAATCAGGGCGGAGAGCGAGGCAAAACGTAAGGCGAGAGAAGTAGCGGCAGCTGAGGACGAACAGGCGCGACAGGCCGCGGTGGCCGCGTACCTGCGCGCCAACCCGCTAAACCCTGCCGTGCGGACGAATGCAATTAACACCCAGACTCGTAACTAGGGCTACCAATGGCAACCACGCCGCAGAGCACAAGCACTACGCCAGACAGAATCGCTGCTATTCGCCGGTCGGTGGATGCTGAACGAGAGGCGGAAACTCAGAGGCGCCGTGAAAGCGGCGCTAACCTGCAGAACGCCGTTACGTCTAGGTACCTAAACCAAGACCGTTCGCTCGGTCAGGTTGCCGGGGACACGGGGCTGGCCGCACTTCAGGGCGCTGTCGATCTGGGCTCTGCCGCCTACGGCGTGGGCAACATCGTATCCGGTGGTGGCCTTGAGTCGCTCACAGGCATGAGCGATAACTTCGCGCGCACTGGCAACATACTTGAGAACGCCAAGTCTGACCAGTTCCGCTACGAAAAAATGATGGCCGGCCAAGCCTTCGAAAACGAGGGCCTTGTATCCGGCGCTGCGTCGTACCTGTCCAGCCCGGGCCTTATCGCAGACCTCCTTGTTCGGTCAGCACCCTCTATGCTTCCCGCCGTTGGCTTCGGCTCAGTGGCCGCGCGTGCCGCGGGCGGTCGTGCCCTCGCTGCTGGTGGAACAGAACTGGCTGCTGGCAAGGCAGCATCGACTGCGGCCGGCCGTGCGGCTACCGGCGCAACCGCGGCTCAAGTAGGCGGGATGTCCTACACTGACGCGTACAACCAAGCTATTAGTGAAGGGCTGTCTGCAGACGAGGCGCGTGTAAAAGCCTACCAGACCGCGGCTATCGTGGCTCCGGCCACCGCGGCTACTATGATGATACCGGGCCTCGGGCCCGCTTCGATCGAAGGTCAGGCTATCGCCCGACTGTTCGGTGGCACTGGCGTTAACACGGGCGTTCGCGCCGGCGTTGGCGTTGGTACCGGCATTGCCGAGGCGACTGGCAAAGAGGCGTTGCAAGAAACCCTCCAAGGTACCGCTGAGCAGGCGGCGCTTAACTACGCCAGCATCGAAAGAAACGTAACAGACAACCTCGGGCAGGCCGCGGTCATTAGCGCAATCGCTGGTGGTGGCATGGGCCTTGGTGTCGGTATCGCCCGCGCGCCGTCCTCCCTGCGTACCGAGCTCGACACACTGCGTACCGATACCGCTGAAGACTTGGGTGATCCAAGCCTCGGCCTGTCGGAAATCGAGAAAAGCGACGCTGAGAAGCAGAACCTCGACACACCAGCCTACCTGCGCCGTAACGCACGCAGAGAGTCCGAAGGGTTCGTACCGGCGGGCAAGGACCTTCTGGGCGCCGACCTGCCCGCACCGCCGGAGTCTGTCGACCCTGCGCCCGCGCTCCCTTCAGACTTCGTGGATGTTGGGAACGCTACGGGCCAAGGTGTCTTGGAGCTCGACGAAGCCCCGCAGCCTCCGCTACCCCAAGTAGGTACCGACGAGTCGCTGACAGCCCAAGAGCTTTTGGAAGCCCAAGATTACTTCAGCGCGCTAGGCTCAACGAACGGGGCTGACGCCCAGTCGCTCATGCCGATCGTCCGTGAGATCGAAACCAACACGGACAACGAGCTGGAAGAAGCCATCCAGATCACAGAGCTGTTCAATCCCCGCGTTAGAGACGCGCTGGATATGGGCGAGCTGACCGAAGACTCCGTGATCCGTGGCGTAGAATCCTTACGAGCACAGGGCGTCGTACCTCCACGGTCAGAGTCACCTAACACTCAGAGAGTGCTGGACTCGGTGGCTACCCCGCCTACGGGTATTACCGAGGCGGACCTTATTGCTGCCCCGCTGGAGTCTCCGGCTAGCAAAGCGTTTAAAGCGTATCAACGTGGGCTTGCTCAGCGCACCGCCGCGCCGCAGCCGGGTGCCGCGCGCTCGGGCACCGGCGAAAGCACCAGCCAGACCATTGATCGCGTACTGGGCATTACCCAGCGTACCGGCGTGCGCCAAGGCGACCTCCTCACGGGTGAGCAGGTCAGCACACAGCAGCAGTCCAGCGCGCAAGAAGCCTACATAGCGGATAGCTTCACCGACAGCGGGCGCGTGGATACCTCGGGCAACCCCATCTACACGCAGTATGACCGCGGTCTGCAGACGCAGGTAGAAGTTCCGTACCAGCAGGTACAGAGCGAAGCGCAAGAGTTCGTCCGCCAGCGTACTGCTGAGCCGGCTTTGTTGTGGAAAGAAACCCTGTCGAAAGACTTGGGCCTACCCCAGAACACTGCCCTCCGCGGTAAAGGGTGGACAGCGTTCGCCACCTTGGTAAACGAGGCGGGCCTACGCCCGACCAACGACAACGTCGCACCCGAGCTGGTGCAAGTGACCGAGGCGTTGACCCGCCAAGAGCTGCCTCCGTCCAAGTTCATAGAGCGGCTGACCGAGAAGTACGGCCCCGGGTCGGACATCGCCCAGTCGATCGCCCCTACCCGCAAGCCGGCTAGCAAGCCGGCCAGCAAGCCAAGCACCAGCGGGAAGCCAAGCGCAAAGGCTACCGGTCGGAACTGGAAACAGTACCTGACCAAGACCCTTGGTTTGAAGCCTACCCAGATGCGTGGCAAGGCGTGGGATACATTTGATGCGCTGGTCACTGAGCGCGGTATCCGCCCCGAGGACGAGGGCACTGAAGCGTTCCTGCAGGAGGCGTCCGAAGCTATTGATGCGCCACCTGAGTCTGCGCCGGCGTTTGCTGCGGCTCTGCGTACTGCTTACCCAGTGGCCGGGGACATTGAAATTACATTCCCGACCACGCAGGAAGAGTTCGCCGAGTCCGGCGCGTCCGAGGCTACTCAAGACCTTGAAAGCCTGCCCCCAAGCCCGCTGCGCGAGATGCGCGGTGAGACGTTCGAGACGGGCGAGGAGTACGTTGCGTACTTCGTGGCCACGTTTGCCGAGCAGGCCGACGGCATGCGCGGCCAGTTCCCCAGCGAAACCAAGTTCAAGAAAGAGCTGGCGGCTTTGTTCAAGAAGATGGTGAACGAGGTGCGCACTCCGCAGGACTTGCCAGCGCTGGTCAAGGCGATGTACGCGCAGATGCAGTTCCGTGGGCTTACGCCTATACAACGCCGCCAATCATTGTACGAACCAGTGGCCGCGGTTACCCGCAAGTTTATGGGCGACGCCCAGACTGTGGAAGAACTGAACAACGCCTTCATGCCACTTAGCCGTGAGATTCTGGACACGCGCACCAGCACGTTCCCCGACAGGCAGGACACCGGTGTGCTGAACGAAGTAGACGAGTCGCTGACTCGGTACTACGGCGACCGCATTGACATGATGCTGGAAGACCCGGCTAACGCGAACAACACTATTAAGTTTTCTCGCACCGGTGACGGCACAACGGCCAAGGCCGACCCGCTTAGCAGCGATAAAGTAGATCGCGCGGTTCGTCGAGCTAACGCACTGGCCGAGCTGGGCGAGAAACAGATCACCGTGTACGACACAGTCGCCGAAGCCGAAGCCGCGCTTAAAATATCTATGCCACCGGACACCAACGGCGTGTACTACAACGGCGAAGCGGCGGTTATCCGCGAGAACATCACTACTATAGAGCAGCTGGCTGACACCATGATGCACGAGCGCGCGCACGGGGGGCTTGAGGGCCTGCTTGGGGCGGTGCGCCTGCGGGCGGTGAACAGCCGGCTGTGGTCTAACCCCGCTCTGCGGTCTCGCATAAAGACCAAGATGGAGGCCCGCGGGGATACCCGTCAGGACGCCGCGGAAGAGGTGCTGGTGGACATGATTGTCGGCCGCGAGACCATGAGCAAGTCTATTTTCTCCAAGATTCGTGCGGCGATAAACCGCACTGCCGAGGCGCTGGTAGGCCAAGCAGGGTACACGTTCTCAGACGCTGACGTGAACGCGCTGCTGCGGGACACTGCGGACTACATGCGTGGAGGGCAGACCTACGCACAGGGCGAGCCTATAGGTGGCTACGTAAACAAGCTGTCCGAGCTGGAGGCCGCCATCCGTGGCGACGTTATACCGTCCTCACCCAAGTTCTCCGTGGCTGGCATAGCACTGGAGAGCGCCACCCGCACCGGCGAGGCCAGCCTAGATGGCATGAAGAAAGCCTCTGCCGCGCTCGGGGACGCCGTTCGTTCAGCCATCAAGGACAAGACGTTCAAGCCGCTGGCAGACCTAACGCCTCCTGCGGCAACCCGCCTGAACCAGCACGTCATGGACTTCATGCCGCTGCGGGCGTTGAAGCGCCACTACAAAGGCACCCTAGACGTTGTTAAAATAGACGGAGAGGGTAACGAGACCCGTGTGGATACCGTGGGTACGCACGCCGATTTGGTTCGTAGGAAAGAAACCTCGTTCAACAAGGAGCTCCACGAGCTGCGCGACTACGTGTACACCGGCGCAGACGGTAAGAAAGAAACGCTAAACACCTCGGCGCAGGTCGTTGCCGAAGACTGGTCTAACTTCCGTACTAAGAACCCGACCAAAGCGCGTGAGCTGGACCAGATGAACAACCGGGCCACCACCTACAAGCTGCACCCGGATCGTAGCTGGGACAAGCAGACGAAGCTGGACCACACCAAGCTGCCCTACACCGACGCGGAACGCCGCGCTCAGTTCGATAAACTTCGGGCTAACTGGGAGGCTGTGGGCGAGCAGGGCCAGACCCTGTACAAGCAGAGCCAAGCCATTTACGTCAAGTCGTGGACAGACCAGTTTAAGGCGCTGGAGGCTGCGATCCTGCGTGAGAGCGGGCTGGAGCGCACACTGGTTGACCCTGATACGGGGCAGGAAGTGCGTAACAAGCAGTGGGTCGCCAAATGGAAGAGCATTATCGACACCTCTATCCGCAAGCTGAGCGAGGGCCCTTACTCACCGCTGCAACGCCACGGCGACTACTTCATTACCGTGCGTGACGAGAGCGGTGCGGTGCTCCACTTCTCCGCCTACGATACTGAGCGGGAAGCGATGATTACTGCTGACCGCCTGCGCGAGTCTCGGACTGACCCCACCATAAAGGTGCAGTACAGCGTCCGTAAGAACTTCGATCAGGCAATGGACGGCATGAACCGCAAGGTTTACGCAAACATGCAGGCGTCGCTGGACTCAGCGTTCCCGGGCACCGATGGTACTGATTCTGCCAGCCGGAACTCTGCCAGAGACGCCTTGAAATCCGTGTACCTGCAGCAGCTTGAGGACTCGAACATCCTGAAGCATGGCATGAAGCGCAAGTTCGTGGATGGCGCCTCACTGGATACGCTACGCGGGTTCACGTCTTACGCGCTGAAGGCTTCTCGTAGCCTGTCCTCTATGCGCTACGACCATCGCATAGAGGACAACATGCGGGACATGGAGCGGGCCATCGACCCCGACGGCTCGCCGCAGAAAGTGTCCACCCAGTCGGGCGTGTACGAAGCCGTGCGTCGCCAGCACAAGGCGGCCGTGGACTACGAGTACAGCCGTATGGCAGACATCGTTACCCAGATGGGCTTTGTGTACTGGATGACCTCCCCCGCGCAGATGGCGTTGAACGCCTCGCAGACGGCGCTGGTTACTCTCCCTAGGCTGATAGCGAAGTACAACGCGCCGGGGGCTGCGAAAGCTATCGCCACGGCAACGAAAAAGTTCGTGGGCACCAAGCGGTTCCGCGGCATGCACGACCCTGAGTCCACTACGCTCGACCCGAACTCCGCGCACTACCGTGTAATGCGAGAGCTGTTCGACCGCGGCGTGCTGGACTTCACGCTGTCGCACGACATGAGCGGTCTGGCCAAGGGCGACAGCTTCGGCATGAACTCCAAGAAACGCACCGCCCTGCAGTGGATGAGCACGTTCATGCACAGCTCGGAGGTGGCTAACCGCGAGATAGCCGCGTACGCCTCTGTTGAACTGGAGATGCAGAAGCGGGGCATTACGTCCGAGAGCCTTGCTACCATGGACCCAGAGACCCAGCGGAAGACATTGGATGAGCTGACGGACACTGCGGAAGAGTTCGTGGACACCACGCAGTTCGACTACAGCCAGTCCAACAAGCCAAAGAACCTGCAGCGCCCTGTGGCGCGTGTGGTGTTCCAGTTCCAGCAATTCCGAATCAACATGCTGGCCATGATGGCTACGGATATTAAGCGAGCATTCAAGGGGGCCAACACGGTCGAAGAAAAAGCTGATCGCCGTGAGGCGTGGCGTGCGCTGTCGTACATGACGGGCATCCAGCTGATGGTCACGGGGGCCGTCGGCTCCGTGCTGGCACCTGTCGCGTTCCTGATACTGGACCTGCTCGCAGACGACGATGAGCTGCTGAGTTCTCGGGAAGCGTTCGTGCAGTCTGTCCCCCAGTGGATGAGCCAAGGGCTGCTGTCGTTCGGGGTAGACACCGCCCGGTTCGGCTTCGATACCTTGATACCGTTCATCGGCGGCACACGCTACATGCCAGTGCAGGACTCCTCTGACGAGAGCCTAGCGTGGCTGGTTACAAACAGCATCGGCCCGTGGGTTGGCCTCGGCCAGAACTTTGCTCGTGGGTGGGATGAGTGGCAGACCGGTGACTACTGGGGCGGCATGAAATACTTCTCTCCGAAGTTGTTCTCCGACTCCATCGGCGGCCTGTACAACTGGAACAACCCAACCATGACCCGCGACGACGTGCCGTACTACACACCCAGCACGTACGAGCGGCTGCTGAATATGTCAGGCCTCAAGTCCGGTGGACAGGCGGAAGCGCAGTACGACCGTAACGCGGTTTACTCTGGCATGAAGCGGGCCAGCGACCGCAGGCGGTCATTGCTCGGGTCCTTCCACTTAGCCCGCAGCTCGGAAGAGGTCCGCGACGCTATGGAGGGGATAACGGGGTTCAACAAGGTTAACCCAGACACGCCCATAACGATGTCGGCTATCAAGTCGTCGGGCATGAGCCGCCAGCAGAAGATAACCAACGCTGCTAATCCAAGGGTAAACACGCCGATCAGCGGCACGAATACAGCGCTGGCCGAACGGCTGAGGGAGGGCAACTAATGCCTGTTGCAGAGGTATCACTGAGTGGGTGGGTGAATGGGATTAACAACCTGTCCCCCGCCAACCGTTTGCCTGAGGGGTTCGTTCGTGACCTGATGAACCTCGACCCCGTGGGCGGCAACTTCGAGATGCGCACCGGTTACGAGAAAGTCGTGGCGGGTACGGCGTGTCGCGCGGTCATGTCCCTCGGGGAGCGAGTGCTGTTCGTGGATGGCACCGACCTATTTGAGCTGGACCTATCCACCAACGCCACCCGCGTACTGCGCACAGTGGCGGGGGCGGGCCCGGTAGCCTCGTGCACCCACGCAGGGGAGCTGTTTATATCGACGGCCAACGAGACGCTGCGCTACGACGGGCAGACGCTGCGCGAGTGGGGGGTACCTGACGTCAGCGGCCAGCCACTGGTGAGTATCAGCGCCCGGAAGCCCGGCCGCCGCCTCTACGCCATGACCTACACAAACCAGTACGGCGAGGAAGGTGGCACGGTCTCTGCGGCCAACGTGCCAGAGGGGGTGTATGAGTTCACTATTCCCCCGCTCGCAGCAGGACTAAAAGCAAACCTGTACGTGTCCTCGTTAAACGGTAGGACGCTTTACTTGCAGGGCGCCTACGAAACGGCGGGCCCCGTAGTGGTCAATCGCCCCGTGGATGACACGCGGAGTCTTGCCACCATGCACATGTACAAGCCCTTGCCCGGAGCGCACTTAGCGTCGTGGCGGGGTGCGCTGCTTATTGCGTACGGCGGGGTGCTGCAGGTTACCCACCCGCTTTCTCCGCACCTAGTTTCAAGGGATACAGCGTTCTTCCAGTACCCTCGTGACATCGAGATGCTGCTGGCAGGAGAGCGGGCGGTGTACCTGAGCGCTGACAAGGTGTATCAACTCACCGACCCAGACACCGCTGAGCCTAAACAGTCCACAGTAACTGACTACCCCGCTGTTGCGGGAACAGGTACTATACTACCAGACGGCCGAGCCGTGTGGCTTACGAGGTATGGCATGAGCGTAGAAAGCCCAGACCCCCGAGAAGGAATCGTACAACCGAACCGGCAGACGTTTGCGCCGGAGGAAGCTGGGCGGGGCGCCAGCGGTGTTGTGGACAACAACGGCAACGAGATGGTTGTCACCACCCTGAGAGACAGCGGCGGCGCCAACACGCTGGTGGCTCAAGACTACTTTGAAGCGGAGGTTATACGCCCATGACGATCCTCGGGACCGGGCTGATTTACAAGGTGGAGACCCTGAAGGACGGCAACGTCATCGATGTCTCCTACGAGCACAACATCCTACCCCAGCAGTCGGTGGACCACATCGCCAGCTTGATTCGAGGCGGCGGTGCAACGCCGATCTCCAGCTGGTACCTCGGATTGTTCGAGAACAACTACGTGGCGGATAGCTCAGTCACTGCGGCTGACCTACAGGCCACCGTGGGCGAGTCCACGGCGTACACCCAGACTGCTCGCCTCCCGTGGACAAACGCTTACGACGGCGTCGGGTTCATTGCGAACGCGTCCAGCATGGCGGAGTTTGCGATGAACGCCAGCAAGACAATCTACGGTGCGTTCATTGTGTCCAACGCCACCAAGGGCGGAACCGCGGGCATCTTGTTGTCGATAGCGCGGTTCAGTACGGCCAAGGTGGTAGAAAACGGAACGGTCCTGCGCATCACGGCCGGCCTATCGCTCACCCCTACTAACCCGCTGTGAGGTAAGACATGAACGTATCAGAGTTTTCGTCCGAGCAGCTGGTTAAACTGCTGTTCACAAGCGTCGCCCTCGGCACGCGCCCAACCGCTTGGTATGTGGCGCTGCACACCGGTGACCCTACGCTGGACGGCTCGGGCAACGAAGTGGGTGACGCCAACTACGCGCGCCAGTCC